AATCGCCATAACAAGGGCGTGATAATAGTATTCAAGCCTGTTTACAAGCTTATTCATTTCGGACTGTAGCCAGTCCCATACAGCTTTTGCTTTGCCCTGAATATCTCCCCAATTGTTTTTCCATGCAAGAGCCAGGGCTGCGACTGCGATAGCAATTAAACCGACAGGTGAAAGTAAAGTTCCTAAAGCGGACCCAAGCGCGGGGATCACTGATTTAGAAATAAACGTCATTGCTGTAGCGAGAGCACCTCCTGAGCCGAATAATGCAGCTAGAGAACCGATTGCGGAGGCAACCGAGCCGATTATTATGAGGAGCGCTCCAGTTGCCGCAAGTATAGCTCCTAAAGCTACGACGACCTGTTGAATTGGAGCAGGGAGTTTCGAGAACCAGTTTGCCAGATCAGTGATAATTTTTATAAGCGGTGTGACTCCCACGACTATTATATTCCCCAAAACTATCATGAGTTCTTCAAGAGCGGACTCCATTTCTCTAATTGCCCCGCCAACACCTCCTTCCATTGTATTAGCCATGTTTTTTGCAGCGCCTTCAGAGCTTCTTAACTTCGCTTCAAGTTCTTGATACCGCTCTGAGCCCGTGGCAAGCATGATGTTTACTCCCCTTATGGACTCTTCCTGGAAAATCGCACTTAGAGCAGCATCTCTTTGTTTGTCAGTCAATCCCTCGGTAGCTTTTTCTACTTCTGCCATGATGCTACCGAGGTCACGCATAGTCCCGTCTTGATTGTATAGGGCTATCGTGTGTCTCCCGATCGCAATTGTGCCGTCGACAGCATTTTTTCTCATATCACGAAGCATAGCATTAAATGTAGTTCCAGCCATGCTTCCCTTGATACCAGAATCGGCGAGAACTCCCATCACTGCTGCAGTCTGCTCAAGGTCCATACCTGCAGCGTTTGCCGTCGAGCTAGCATATTTCATAGCCTCGCCTAGCTGGTGTACATCAGTGTTTGCGCTTGAGGTGATTGTTGCAAAAACGTCAGCCGCTCTCCCAGCTTGGTCAGCGGTCATCGTGAAACCTGACATTGTGTCACTTACGATGTCAGCGGCCTGCCCTAAATCCATACCTGCCGCGCTTGCCAACGAAAGAAGCCCAGGCGTGGCGTCCATGATCTCGTTGACGTCCCAGCCTGCGAGTGCCAGGTAATACATTGCGTCCGCTGCATCGGATGCCGAGAATGCCGTTGTCGCTCCCAGCTCTCTAGCCTGTTTTGTAAGTTTTTCAAAATCCGATCCAGTTGCACCCGAAACAGCTTGGACTTTTCGCATTGAGTCGTCAAAATTAGCTGCAGTATGAAGTGAAACTGCGCCTAAGCCTACGAGAGGAGCCGTAACGTAGGTAGACATCGTTTTTCCAGTATCTTTAAGGGTACTTCCTATACTCTGAAACTTTTTTCCGATACCACCTATTTCAGTCTGGACCTTGGCGAAAGTCTTGGAAAGTTCTTTCATATCCCCTATGATACTAACAACAAGCTCACCTACTGCCACAAAATCACCTGCTCACAAATCACCTGCTCACTTTCCAAGCACCGTTTTCTATCTTTGCGTCCGGATGCGCTTCTTTGAACTTCTCAAGGCCCTGTACCTTTTCCCCGGGTTCCGTGCCCTGGAGAGCTTGACCGAGGACACCCCAATATACCTGAGCATTCGTTTTCCTTGCTTCCCATCCATACCGATAGAACAAGATAATTTGTTCCAAGCTCATTTCATCGAGAAGCTTCTCCGGAGTCGCCCAGGCGTACATCTGTCCAAGCTGTGTTATGACGTCCCAGATTCCGAGTTTTTTCCTTCTCTTGAGGAGGATTCTTCATAGCTTACATTTTTCATGCCTGCAAAGACATACTGCACGAACTCCACGAGGACCTTGATGTCTACATTATCAAGAAGCCAATCGCGGGTAATTTTCGTGCTTGAACGCTTGCATACAAGCTCAACAACTTCGAGGATATCATCAATTATACCAGGGTCAATGCTGTCCTGATCCATAGATTCAAGCGATTTAGCACTGTATTTTTTTGAGAAACTGATGAACTTCAGGGCTGCTCGCGCAGGAACGATTGTGACATCAATTTCCTCCCCTCCGATCCGGGCAATCCGTCTTGGAGGAGAAAGAATATCGAAATCTTTCAGTAGATCGTCAGACATACTCAAACCCCCTGCTCGTCCAGGATCTCGAAAAGCTGGTCGCCTGCGGTCCTGGTTGGATCGATAATACCTTTAAGCTCGATTGGTACCGCGACCGGGTCTTCTGAGTCATCACCAGGAAGTTTAAGCTCGATCCCTTTCTGGTTTTTGGCTGCATAGATTGTGATCTGGAATTTTTTACCGGCTGCGTTCGTATTAGTCAACCGGACCACGCGGGGATTAATTATATTTTTGCCTCCTGTGCTGAGTTTTGCGGAAGCGTTAGGAGTGTAGGTATAGGTAACTTTGACAGTATCCCCATCTGCTATATTTGAGGATGTTGCGACTCTGCCAATAACGGGCCATCCTGCAGCGTCAACCCCTAAAACATAATCGGTATTTCTGACCATTTCGTCGCCGTCGGACCCCTTAACGACTATAAAAGTAGGCTCGGACCCGTCGCCGTTCTTGTTTGCGAGTCTTACCATTTTGGTACCTGTCAGTTTTACGGGCTCGTCGGTAACTGTCACCGGATCGCCTGCGATGGGTGTATAAGTGTCGATACCTCCCCTTATCAAATTAAGATTACTGAGGTCTACTTCCCACAAATCAAATCTAGCGGTTGCGTAGTGTTCACGGACCCCGACGGTTATTTCTGGGGCGTTATCGGGCTTCAAAACGATAGGGGTAAACTCTTCGGTAAACTCGATATTTTGAGCTGTCCCAAGATTTACAAGACTCGCCACGTCTTCGCCTACTTCTATTTTTGCAGATCCAAATCTGATACTGTTTACTTTCTGGGTTGTCGTCTGATAGTTAACCATTTTTTTCACTTCCTGTATATCACTTTAAAATCAATTGGAATGTGATAGACGCCCACGCTTGAATCGTAGAAATCAGGGGCATCTATCGGAATAATTCGTATTATTGTTACGTTGTTAACGGTACCCGAGAACCCCTCTAAGGTATCCGTTACGGCTTTTTTTAAGTTTAAACACTCCTCGTAATCCTCTGCCCAACATGACACTTGAAAGCGGGGGAAACCTGAAACCTGTTTATATGGGTCTGAAACTTTGAAGTAAGATATCGCTGGAAGTTTACAGTTTAAGGGCAATTCTAAGGGAAATATCCGATTTCCGGCATATTGTACGATATTAGGATCAGATAACAAAATGTCCCGTACTGCTGCCTCGATCATTTTTAACATCCTGCTTTTTATCGGTACTTTCTTATTACTGCATTAATCGACTTCTCGAAAGCTGCCTGGATCTCTGCCTCGTTTTCGTCAAGAGCAGGACGGAGAAAGGGCCGGGGGCGCTGGTTGAACCTTCGCCCTAGTCTATCGGTATCCATGAACCCATATTCGAGCCTGGGCCCGTATTCCACAGCGGTACCGATTTGGCTTTCCACTCTGCCAGGCTGGGAAATTTGCCGAAGTTCTTTTATAGAGTTCATCAGGTTCCCGGTTATCCTGTGAGGGAAGGAATTACCGCCGCGTTCTGAGTTTGCTTTCGCTTCTCTTTCCACTACGATAGCCGCCTGTGAAACAGCGTCGGCTAGTGCTTTTTCAAGCTCTCTTTCTATGCCGTCAAATTTTGCCTGGAGCTCTTTAACGCCCTCGACTTTGATTTTAAACATCTCAGCCATTGCGTTTTTCTACCGCCTGCAATTCTGCTTCAATATGGTCTATTATCGAGGAAAATAACCGATAATGTGCGGTAACTTTCAACACTTTGTATGTTTTATTAAATCCGGGTACATCACCACGAATATAATCGCCCTCTTCTATGTTTGTAGTTCCAGGAAGGAAGACAAGTGGACCTTTTACGATGTAATCACCACTTTCAAATTTTTGTATTCCTTCCCCTGATCTATGAACCTCTGAAAATAGACATTTAGCAGTGGTCTGTTTTGTAGAGGTAATAGGAGTACCAACTGCGTTGGTATGTGGGATCTGACTGCCTGAGACTTTCGCATGCTCTGTGTCGCCTTCTTTGAGAGTTTCCCCGTCTAGAAAAAGACCAGAGACAAAAGATAGAATCAGGTATCCGGCTGCATCTCCAGAAACCCAATTGCCAGACTCAACAACTACCGTTTTTATAGTGCCGTAGGCTTTAGAAATCGAGCCTGAAACTGGGTGTCCTTCATAGAACGGATTGCTTCCAGAGACAAAATTAAGCCTCTGGTCTTGAACAGATTGTATTATTTTGCAGGTGTGTACCATCCCAAAATCTAACGAGTTCATTCAAAGACCAACGCCGATTTTATATCTTATGGTTTACACTTCCTAAGCCAACCCTTCCGTATAATCTGGTATTAGCTGAATAGAGATATTTTCGCAGGTACCGGTTTGAATTGTCTTCGTAATACCGGATTTCCTGGTTAATGTCGTTTTGTTGCTCTCCACTGCCGTGTTTTACTCTTGCTGCAAGCTCCCCAGTGAGTTTCATCCTGCGAAGGACAGCCGCGTAAATCGCGTTTTTTCCTGCAGAAATTAGCAGAGGGTTACTCTCGTCTGTAGTCCCAGCCCTTACGAGGATCTCCTTAGAGATCTCGTTTATAATTCCCAGGATGTCCTCGTCTTTGAGGGTGGACGTGTGAACTACAGCCCGGACCTCTCCCACGGTAGCGAAGACCATTATATCACCTGCGTTTTTTGGGAGGCTCGGCACCTGCTCCTGAATCGGCGATCCTCGCAGAACCTCCGGGGGCTGGGGTGTCGTCCTCTACCTCTTCGTAGTCGACTACTTGGGGTACATATTTCGCGACAGATAGCCCGAGCTGTCTAACTTTCGCTTTCGGGAGGTCGATTATATCGCCTCTCTTAAACTTTTTTACCTCCCCGTTAATCTCGACTTCTAACAAAAGGACTTTTACTTCTACCTTCAACAAATCA